ATCTTCGAGGTAGAGAACCAGTTCATAGAAGTCACGCTCATAGGCAAGGCGCTGAACCATGCCAATGTCAAACATGTTGGTAAGGCCGGTATCGCGGATGGCAAGAATCTGTTCTTTGATTTTCTGCTCCATGTCAATCTGCCACCTTCCGTACAAGGTCAACTCCGTAGATTACATTGAGGCCGGAGCCGTTGTCCCAGTTTACGAGGAGGGAACCGGTATCATCAATCCCAGTTACCGTTCCTCTGGTGCCGATGGGCGGTGCCTGCACATCGTCCATCTGAAGAAGCTCCACACGGGTTCCAGCAGGATAGCGGGAGCGGAGAGCGTCAAGCTCATTTTGCCTGATCATTCGCATGTTGGTCTCACCTCCGGTTCGGTCGGTGCTTTTGCCTTCGGCAAAGGTCTCCACTGGAGACCCGCACCCTTTCGGTACGTACATATATCACTCTGAAAGCCTTTATTAGCAAGCGATACCGGGCATATTCTGTAGTAAAACATCGACGAATATCAGGTGCGGAATTTGTGTATTATACAGTCTCAAAATCCACCTGCTTGGCAAGCTCAGAGTAGCTGATCCGTTCGCCGTTTCTTACGACATATACATTTTTTGCGTCATCTGTGTCCTCAACGTAGCGGCGCAGAATGACAGAAGCGTACTTCGGATCAAGCTCCATCATGTAGCAGATGCGGTTCAGCTGCTCGCAGGCCATGAGCGTGCTGCCGGAGCCGCCGAAGGTATCAATCACCACAGAGTTTTCCTGTAAGGAATTCTGGATGGGATAGTCCAGAAGATCCAGCGGCTTTGAAGTGGGATGATCCTTATTGCGCTTCGGCTTGTCGTAGTTCCAGATGGTTGTCTGCTTGCGGTCGGAGTACCATGGATGTTTGCCGTTTTGCAAAAATCCATAGAGGATTGGTTCGTGCTGCCATTGGTAATCGGAACGACCGAGTACGAGGGAATTCTTTACCCAGATGCAAACACCGGCGAGGTGGAAGCCTGTGTCAATGAAGGCTTTCCTGAAGGTGAGACCTTCGGTATCCGCATGGAAGCAGTAGGCGGCACCACCTTTTTCAAGGTGGTCGGCCATGTTCTTGAACGCGGAAAGCAGGAAGTTGTAAAACTCCTCGCCCTTTAAGCTGTCGTTTTCAATGGTCAGACCATCCGAGGCTTTGAAGGAAACGCCGTAGGGTGGATCAGTCAGGATCAGGTTGGCGCTCTTTCCATCCATGAGCAGGTTCACATTGTTGGCAGAAGTGGCATCGCCGCACATGAGACGATGCTTTCCAACAGCCCAGATGTCGCCGCGTTCCACAAAGGAGGCTTTCTCCAGAGCGGCGGTCAGATCAAAGTCGTCATCCTCGACATCCTTATCCGCACCGCCATCAAGGAGCTTCTCCAGTTCATCGGCACCAAAGCCAAGAAGCGAGAGATCAAAAGCGGAATCCTGCAGATCGGATAATTCTACGGACAGCATTTCTTCATCCCAGCCTGCGTTCAGAGCCAGCTGATTGTCCGCAAGAATATATATGCACGCTTCTGAGCGTCCGTCAGGTTCTCTGCAAAGACGCAGGGCACGGTTTCATAGCCTTCCGCGCGGGCGGCTTCGATTCTGCCGTGTCCGACGAGGATGTTGTAGTCAGCGTCAATGACGGCGGGGCTTACAAATCCAAATTCACGGAGGGATGCACGAAGCTGTGCAATCTGTTCTTTACTATGCGTCCGGGCATTTCGGACATAAGGCACCAATTTATCAATGGGTACCTGTTCCAATTTTTGTGTGTTCATTTACATTCCCTTTCTGGCCTGCAGGAGCCGTTCCATCACGTCGTCCTGGGGATTGAGCCCGCTGTATTCGGCGGAGCAGTTTTCCTTTACGATCTGAAAAATTTCATTCCACAGGCGGCTTGCCTGATTCATGTAGTTGATGCCAATGTTGATGAAGGGTGAAGGGATCGGCTTCCCAGTCGTCGGATGCTTGCTCAGGTATCCGAGCCGAGTGGTCATCTCTTCACACTGAATCCATCTTGCAGAGCACATCGCGTATCGCTCCAGAAGCTGTGGAGATACCGCTTTTGCTACGCCGAGCTTATCCAGCCATTCCCATGTTTCCCGATAGATATCACCGGCTTCCAGCGTGGAGCCGTCATGCTGTTTGGCAGATAGAAAGTCATGCGGGGTTGGCATGTCCTCGCCTTCGACATCCGGGATGTCCAGCACAGAGAGATCTCTGCCGCCTGGATTTCCGTTTTCGTATTTTTCTTTGACGGCGGTCTTTTTCCGGCCCGCACTGGGACGTCTGCCGCCGCGACCGCCTGTGTTATTCGATTTTGTCGGCATGATTTTCAACCGCCTCCTTTATTACCCGTTTGAAATCGCCTTTTTTGCACGCAAGAGGGGGCGCCGTTTTCCGGGGTCTAAAGCAACAGAGATGGAGATCACCCCTGCCGCACTGCATAAATGTTTTGCAATGTTTTACATAGTGTTGACACCTCTTGCATTCGAGATTATACTATCCATAGCAACAAGAAAGGAGTGAAGAACTATGTCTACTACCAATATCAATGTCCGAGTTGACTCTTCCCTCAAGCAGGAGGCTGAGGAACTTTTCAATGACCTTGGTCTCAATATGTCCTCCGCCATTACGATGTTCTTAAAGAGCGCTGTCAGTCACGACGGCATTCCCTTTGAAGTGAAGCGTCTGACGCAGAACGTCGAAACGATGGCGGCTCTTTCTGAGTACAAAGCGATGAAGGAGAGCCCTGACCTTTACAAGTGCTACAATTCCTTTGAGGATTCGGTCAAGAACATAAGTGAATAGTGTTAAAAAAATGTTTCATGAAGGCAACGGTGAATAATTATCAAAAAAATAAATATCATTCAAAATCTACTTTTATGGATAGGGCTATTTCTTTTAATATTAGTTATATTGGAACAGACCAATGTGATTAGCTTTGGGCGTTTCACACTAAATCCTTATGCCCCAACAACTACTGCTCAAATAAATTCTTATGAAAATCTTATAGTTTCACTATGTTTCTTAGGATATTTTTTTATAATTGCTTCACTGGTTATAAAAATATATAAATCGAAAACAAACATTGCCATCAAAGATCTTCAAGGTAAAAATAGTACTCTCCTAAAGCTTTTACGTTTATTGTTAAAGATCATATGCGTGATACTCATTCTGTTAATAATCGCATTCTCCATCCTTATTGTCATATTAAATTCCGTAAATGTTAGTAACATTCCAATTTAAAAGAGGTCAACGACACTATTGGGGTATCGTTGACCTTCTCTCTATTAATTGCTCGGATTCTCCATGAAATCCGCAAACACATCTGCCAATATTTCAGCTTCCTCTTTTGTTGGCAATTTATCTGCTTTCGCAGCTTTAAGCAGTAAACTTGTATTTAGATTTTCAATCGCATAAAAATCAATTCCGTCCGCTAACTTTTTAAAAGCACTGATCACATTTTCTCTTGAAGAATCAAATCTTTCTTTGTAGAATCTCTTTATTCTATTAGCCTTACTGTTTTTGTAGGTCTCAGCTACACTATCCGAAAGATTGATTGTTCCCTTGCTTGCAATCAAATATGCATCTGCATCTCCCAGTACATCGTCAAATCCAAAGCCTTTACCATCTGTTTTATTTCCAAGATGTTGCCTTAACCAAGTTTTCAAATCTTGGTTCTTTGCTTCCTTATCATAAAAGCCCCAAATCTGAAGCAAATCCAGCGGCCATCCGCCCAAATCTCCTAAACTATAATCAGCCTTGTTATCTGAGAATCCCCAGTGGATATATCCCAAGATGGTAGCCGACATATGAGCGACATCAATACTTGTCACTTTTTCTTTGATGTCAGGTTGTTCAGCACAAGTAATCTGGCAGGCAGCTCTTGCCCCTGTTTCATTTTGATCTGTCCCAGTCTCAGGTGTATATAGCTGCCACAATCCAGCATAGCTGTCTCCCCAATATTCCGGTTTTCTGAGATATTCAAGAATTGCTCTTCCAATGACATAATTGTATCCATACCAAGGTGACAAAATATTTTTAAAATTATTACTGCACGCCTTCTCTGTTACTTTTAGCCAGTTAATGAAACTAACCTCATCTCCTGAATATTCTTCCTTTGGCAGAACAGAACTGCACGGCGGATTGTTCCCGCTAAAAGCAACTTTATCTAAATCCCAATTACCACCATATCCAGAAATTTCATGAAATTGATCATAATTCCAGTTGTTAGGAATTGGAAAACCTAAGTTGCCGCTAAATCCAGTCGACATATCCGATACAAAACTTGTTATAGCATATCCAGCCTTTGCCACTCTTGAACAAACATTTCTTGATGCATAAATACCAACGGAATATCTTGCATCAATCGTTTCATTGATCCCCCGGAAATAAGGAATAATATTGCTGTCAATTTGATAGTCGTAAATATCCATATCCACTGCAAAATATATTACTGTAGACGGTATTCCTTTTTCTAATGCAGCTTTGCTGGCAATTTCCCCATGTTCACAACCTTTGGCGTATGTAAATTCATTAAGGTCTCTTCCGTTTTCCTGAAAAATCGGAAAATATTTCATTCCTCCATTTACAATCCTATTTAACTCGCCCTCTCTTGTTTCTTTAAACGATCCCCCAGTCAAATATCTGCCAACAATTTGATAACCATCAGATCTGAGTTTATTCAAAAATTCCGATGTGACTTCAAATCGGGTATCGCACGCCGTTGCAGATCTATCTGGATTTCCCTTGCTGGTCAGCAATGACATCCATGTATCAGTGTCAATTTTCCCAGTGACTGAAATCTGATAATCATCTTGGAATTTGAATAAATTGTTTTCAAAATCACTATCCCATGTATTGTTCTGCGTACATGTATAGCCGATACAATTTAATGCGGACTTGGCAAGCCATACCCAGCTTCCATTCAACGAAGCGTTGCCAGAATCAATTGTCTTCAGCTTACTTTTTGTTCCAGATCCAAAATTACCAGTAGCACCACTCGGTGAATATCCTTCAAGCGATTGAAGCACCTGAATCAATGCTTTATTCATTTCTCTACCATATAAACCGTCTGTAGGAATAATCCCTGTGTAATTGCTGTATTTTCGATTTATTTCCTGCTGAATACTTCGTATGGAGGATTTACCGCCATACGATGATAGCAATACAAACTGCTGCATAGACAGCAGAGCCTTCATGATATCAACTGTGACGGTAGAGTCGCCACCAATTCCCATGTCGGATTTTAATTTCTCGATGCCTTTTCCTGTCCCACCATAAAAGTTTTGAGTGATATGTGCTCCTGTAGAATACCCCTTGCACCAAAGTGCGCCTTGAATGACAGAATACACGTTTGATTTTGTTGTATCATTATCATTCTGCTGCCTGATTCCAGACGGCCACTTCTGAGAGAATAATCGCTGTGTACTGGGTCCGAAATTATTAGCTGTACTCTGAATTCCTAATTCAATCTGTAATGCACGCGTCAAGCCATAAATTGTTGGCCATCCTGTTTGCCCGTTTTCCGTAACACGCTGATATCTGCTGTCACTCCCATAAGTGTCGTTAAGCCACTGTTGCGTTTCCAAAACCATTTGATCCATATTAACACCTCCATATAATGTATATTGATGAACCATCAGCTATTCAATTTTTGTCTTTACATAATAAACACCCCCTTTACTTCGAATTCCTTAGTCAGCAACGAATTTGTCTGTCACCCATCTCGAGATGGATTTTCGTGTGGCACGAACGACATAGACTCATGAGATTGCTCTCGTCGTTCGTTCCTCCCTCGGAGAGAGGAATGATGTGGTGGACTTCCTCGACCGCCACGTAGCGTCCTTCCTTCAGACACTGCTCACACAGCGGATGCTTGTGAACGTAGCGGTCACGGATTCGTTTCCATGCTCTGCCGTACCTCTTGCCGGAGGAGTAACCGCGCGTGAACTTCTCGTAGTGTCGCTGCATAACCTTGGCATGTTCTTCACAGTACAGACCATCAGTCAGCTTCGGGCAGCCGGGGTAGCGGCACGGCCTTTTGGGTTTCCTTGGCATGGCCGCCGCCTCCTTCCTTGCATAACAAAAGCCCTGCAGTGTTTCCTGCAAGGCTTAGGGGCTGCGCGTGCAACCGTTCTTTATTCTGTTTCGCTGATTATATACTATCATAATGGCGGGGTGGACATCTTTGGACAAAGCAGGACATTTCGGGCGCATTTCATATAATGATGGGATGCTCCGGCAGAAAGGCATGCTGCAGAGCCTTGCCATGCCAGCGACGAATCGTGCGGGCGTCAGCACAAAGCTCGATGCCGATCTGCTCCCAGGTTAGTCCATGAATGTAACGATACTTTAAAACCATGCGTTCATCCGTGTCCGGCACAGCCTCGATGACCTCACGGATCTGTTTCTTTAGGTCGGAGAGGGTTTCAAGCTCTGCCGCGATCCTGTTTTCCAGATTCCACATCTTTTCCAGCGTCCGGATAAAGGGCGCGTCCGTAGATCGGGATGTCTGTACACGATCCTTGTCATATTGGATTGCCGACACGCTGCCAGCCATCACCCGGAGGTTCTGTACTTCCATCGTGTCAGACTTGATCTTCTGGTCAAGGCGATAAGCCTGATGAAGATATTCTTTTACGGTCATTTTGACTTCGCCTCCTCTCGCAGCTTTTGTATCAGGTAGTCGCCGTCCACACTGGTGATGGTCTGATACCAGGCAGAATGGAAAAATCGTTCTATTTCCATCGCAGTGGACATGGCGTCTGTATTCTGCGGCTTTTTCTTCAGACGCTTTAAGGCATCCCGATAATCCTTCAATGCCTGCAGAACGATGGAATTGATAAGATTTTCATATGGCCTTGTCATCGCGGCACCTCCAGATCCACCTTGACAGCATCAATCAAAGCGGACTGGGTCAGCTCCTTTTTGGAGAGTGCCTTCAGGATGCGTTCATCAATGGTGCCTTTGGTAATGATGTGCTGGATGACCACGGTATGAGACTGTTGGCCTTGCCGCCAGAGCCTTGCATTTGTCTGCTGGTATAATTCCAACGACCATGTAAGTCCGAACCAGACAAGCGTGGATCCACCCGCTTGCAGGTTTAGGCCGTGTCCGGCTGAGGCAGGATGAATGACTGCTACAGGAATCTTTCCCGCATTCCAGTCAGCAATGTCCCGACTTGTCTTGATTTCCCGGACATTGAAGCAATTCTTGATCCGGGCCAAATCATGCCGGAACCAGTAGGCCACCAGAAGCGACTTTTCATTGGCAGCCTCGATAATATCCTCCAAAGCGTCCAGCTTCCGGTCATGGAATTCCATGATCTCGCCGGTATCAGAATAAATGGCACCGTTCGCAAGTTGGGAGAGCTTCCCTGTCAGCGCGGCAGCATTTGTAGCGGTTATTTCGCCGTCCGGCAACTGCAGGATTAACTTCTGCTTTAAATTCTCGTATCGGTCACGCTCGGTATCCGAAAGCTCTACTTCATATTGCGTCGAAATGAGCTCTGGCATTTTCAGGTGGTCGGTGGACTTCATGGAAATCGTGATATCTGAAATCCTCCGGTAAATGGCATCTTCTGCGTAGGGCAGCGGTTTATAGGAATAGATGATTTCGCCGTTTCGCTTGTCCGGGATAAAATAATTCATCCGGTACTGTGTGATAAAGCGTCCGAGGCGCTGTCCCATATCCAGCAGTTTGAATTCTGCCCACAGATCCATAAGTCCGTTGGAAGAAGGTGTGCCGGTAAGACCGATGATCCTGTGGATATAGGGACGTACCTTCATCAGGGATTTGAAGCGTTTTGCCTTGTTGTTTTTAAAGGATGAGAGCTCATCTATGATTACCATGTCAAAATCAAACGGGAATCCGGAATCGTCAATCAGCCACTGCAGGTTTTCGCGGTTGATGATTGTGATATCGGCGCTTTGCATCATGGCAGCTTTCCGTTCCTTGACAGTCCCGACTGCAACCGCATAGGTCAGACCCGAAAGGTGCGACCATTTTTCTATTTCGGAAGGCCAGGTATCACGGGCAACTCGGAGAGGCGCTACCACAAGGACTCGATGGATTTCAAAGCTGTCAAATAGAAGGTCAAAGATCGCCGTCAGGGAGATGATCGTTTTTCCAAGACCCATATCTAACAGGACAGCCGCGATGGGGTGGGCCTCAATATATTGGATGGCATAAGCCTGATAATCATGTGGTTCGAATTTCATTCAGCATTCCTCCAATCTGCTCCGGGTTGTCAACGACATAGACCTTAAAGCCAAGCCGCTGAAGCAGCCGGTGCCTTGAGAGCTGGAGCTGGCGCGGCAATTTTCCCGGAGCCTTAAGTTCTGCAAAAGCGATATGGCCGTCAGGGAGTAAGATCAGACGGTCGGGCATTCCTGCAAATCCCGGAGACACGAACTTCGGTGCAATCCCACCGGCCTTTTTTACTGCCACTGTTAATCTGTTTTCTATCTGTTTCTCGTTCATTGGTAACCTCCGTCAGGCGCTTAATTACTGGAAGGTGCAAGGTGTATCAATGGTATTTACTGAACTTTTTCTTATAGCTTTTTTTATTGCCCTAAGAGAGTTTTTATATAAGACCTTGATACACCTTGTCATTCAGGACTATTACTGCAGAAAATCTTCCTCTGCACCGGTGTCCTCACGAATGCGCAGCCCTTTAAAAAAGCGCTTCCGATTGAGTGTCAGCCGTTCAAATCCGGCCTTCTCCAGCGCAAAATAGAAGTCCGCCGTACTGCGCACATATTCGTTGCAGTCCAGCGAGTAGTTGCGGTACGCCTGATACAGCGACGAGGAGCTTTCCTTAAAGGAGTCATCCACCTCGCACTTCTCATCCAGAAAATGCCCGAACCAGTCGTTCTGGCTGCGGTATTCTTCAATGGCCTTCGTCACGCAGTCCGGGATCGGGATCTGGTAGCCCAGCGCAATTACCTTCTTGGCTCCTTCAATGACCCAGGCCAGAATGCTTTCACCGGCATTTTCATACAGGTACTCGCCGTAATTCTTGATGTCGGTCTTGCCCTCAATCTTGGCACCGAAGGGAATCACGATGAGCCTGCGCCAGATGCCGTCATCAGACGCGGAAACGCGCGGCAGGTGGTTGGTGTATAAAACCAGCGTGTGACAGGGCTTGAAGGAGAACGGGTCTTTGTATTTCTTTTCCGCGAACACTTCGTCTGTGGAGCAGAGTTGCTTGACGGTAGAATCATTGAGCCTTGCGCCTTCCTGCATTTCGGCAGCAATCAGAAGACGCTTGCCCTTGACCTCCGCCATTTCCGGTTTGATGTTCCTGCGGCAGCCGACAGTCAGGGTATCTGCAGAGATGTTGCCACTGTAAAGGCCCAGCACGCGGGAGATGGCATTCCAGAAGGTTGACTTGCCGTTTCGACCGTCGCCGTAGGCAATAATGAGGGCTTCCACATAAACCTTGCCAATGGCTGCAAGGCCGCAGATCATCTGAACATAGTCAATCAGCTGATGGTCTTTCTGAAAGATGAGGCTTAAGTTATCAAGCCAGAGCTGCTGGCCCTTGATGCCGGGTGAAACCGAGGTGATCTTCGTAATAAAGTCATTTGCGGAATGCTCCCGCGCACCGGCCATTCCCTTTCTGAGGTCATAGGTTGCCTCCGGAGTACAGAGCAAAAAGCAGTCGGCATCCAGATCACGCGGCGAGATCTCCAGCATTGGATGGGATTCCTTCAACGTGGATGTGATATTCTTTGAGTCCCGACGATGGACAGCGAAGCTCTGATATGCCTTGGCAGAGAGAAATTCCTGATAGGTTTCCATCTGGCCTTTGTTCATGAGCTGTTCAGCCTTGGCCTTGGAGGTGTTGTCCAGAATGTCCTGCGCTCCGCAGTTTTTTAGCTTTTGGGCTGCATCCATCATTGCTTTTGATGATTCGTTCATCTGTCTGCGCGTCAGCTCATGAGCGACAGCTTGTGCGCCGGGCTCTGTTTCCTGCCAGTAGTGATCGCTGTAACGGATAAAGTGCGTGGACGGAGAGTAGCGGAGCTCGCCGGAGAAATATTTCGCCAGCACCTCGGCCTGACCGACATCGGAGAAATCCTCCGGCTTGTAGCTGTTTTCGTCGTTGTAGGCTTCGGGAGGAACATATCCGTCCTCCTTGCTGATCTTTAAATAAAAGCGCTGGGCGCTGTGCCAGATGGTAGAAAGTTCATTGTTATCCAGCGGTGGGACGCAAGTCGCGGCTTTTTCCAGAAAACTTTGATAGGCCTTTTCGGAATCACCGTATTTCTTGACGACAATACCGGCAAAGCGGGACATGACAGCATTGCGGCTGCCTTCCGGGATAACTGCGTCTTTTTCATGCCCGCCGGGAAGGCCTGCATCGAACTCGTCGTCATTTAAAAATTCCGTGAGATTCATGCGGCCAGGATAGAGCTCTACATTTGGCTCCTGTGTACCGAAAAAGAAGCGGGCAGCATCCAGAGCCTTCGTATCAAAATACGGGAAGATGGAATTGACCAGCTTTTTCATGTCGCTGTAAAGGGTAGCATCTGTCATCCGGTCGATGGGAAAGAGCACATGGAACTTCGGCCTTGCGGGCTTTCCGTTTTTCTCACGGTTATTGAAGCGGCTGTAGTGGATGGCAATACTCACGCCAGGAAATGCTTCCAGCACATCGGCAGGTGTGACCCAATCCTTTGGATCTTCCGAGTGATCGTTATCACAGTCAACGGGCAGACAGTCGGCGGAGATGAAGTTTTCACCGTTGCGGTAGTGATTCTTGTATTCGGCGCAGACATAGTCATGACAGACAGCCTCTCTCAGGTTGTCCGTATCCATGACGACGGTCTTGTGCGGGTAGGAGCAGTTGCCGGGATTGCCGGTAAAATCAGCACTATAAAGTGTGAACATCAGTCATACACCTCCCCGGATTCATCTTCGAGCACCTTCGTGATAAATTTCAGCGCCCGGATCATGGTTTCCAGTTCGCAGTCGCCGCCGAGAGTGACTTCAAAACCGTTGCAGCCGTACTTGTCCATGAAAGGCGTGACATGAATATCCGTGCAGGTCTCATCGGAGATACGGAAATAGGTGCGGCTGCCATGCCCGGTGTCGCCGCCCTGATAGCCATTTGTCCCAGCTTCAACTTCGAGAATATTGGCGCTTACAACATCACGGGTATAGGTCGTGATTTCTGTGCCGTCCTGCAGCTTCCTGCGATTTTCTTTAACTTCATACATAGCGTTAAACCTCCTGACATTCTTCTGTGAAATAGCGCAGGCAGTGGTTTTTCCACTTGGCGCGTTTGATTTCTGATTCCATTCCGGACGAGATGCGGTTTCCGAATACCCAGACCTCCGAGCATTTGCTCATGAGGGCATTCCCAAAAAACAGTCCCAGTTCCCGTTCGTCCGGGCGGCTGTCAGCCAGAAACTGCGGAAACAACAGATGTGGGGCGATGGGGATATATCCCTGCTCTACGGCAAAGCGGCTGTAGCGTCTTGCGGCGGCGACGTTTCCTTCCACATCACCGGAATAGGGTGAGCAGATGTAGACGATAGGCCGGAATGCGCGAAGCGCTTGTTTTTCACTGTTCTGGATATTGGCCAGTGCTTCTGCCGCAGTCGGGTCGGGAGTCTCGGCTGCCGCCTCGGTCGGTGCTTCTGTGCTGCGCACAGAGGTCTCCACTGGAGACCCGCACCCCTCGCCATTTTGATAATCAAGATTCAATTTGGAGTTCTCCTTTCCGGGTGGATATAGAAAAGGCGTCCACCTCTAATTTCCCACTGGAGATGAACGCCTGATTTGAGCGGATATTTTTTAATCTTTTTTATAAAAGTCTGTAACGTAGCCATCAGCACGGAGCCTGAGACCGGGAGCCCACGGCGGTGTTCTGCCCATCTGCGCACACAGTACGTCAAGCGACATTTGCGGGTCGGCTTCGATGACCAGCTCATCATGGATGTGCATGACAATGGAACAGCAGCGCAGCGTCTTCATGGCGAAGCAGAGGATGTCGCGGGAGGTTGCCTGTACGATGTTTTCCACAAATTTCGGGCCATAGGAATCAAGACGTTCCCATTTCTTTGTGGAACCGATACCTTCATAGGTGATGCATTCGCCGCCGAACTTGTTCGTCCCGACCTTCGGCTTCACATAGGCAAGGTTCCTGCCGGAAGGAAGCGTAATAAAGAGCATCCCGGAGCGGCAGGAGAAGGTCAGACCGTGGCTGCTGGTTGTATGCTTATGCTTGACCGCTTCCATGACTGCGAGGTCAACGTCCCACCAGAACTGGACGATACGGGGATTTGTCTGCCGCCAAGCGTCTACCAGCGGAGGAAGCTCGTTCTCTGAAAGCCCCATCTCGATGGCACCCATAGCTTTGAGTGCACCGACCGAGCCGCCATAGCCAAGCGCCAATTCAGCAATTTTGCCTTTTTGGCGCAGGTGGTCGTTTATGCCATGTTTCACTACAGGAACATGGAACATCTGACTGGCGCTGGCGCAGTAAATGTCGCCGCCATCTTCAAAAACCTTTTGCCGCCAGGTCTCACCTGCATACCATGCGATAACTCGTGCCTCGATGGCACTGAAGTCGGAAACATAAAACTGACAGCCATCCTTCGGAATAAAAGCAGTGCGGATCAGTTGCGAGAGCGTATCCGGCACATCCTCATAGAGCATTTTCATTGCATCAAAGTCACCGGATTTGACAAGTGCGCGGGCGTCTGCGAGATCTTCAAGATGATTCTGCGGAAGATTTTGTAATTGAATCAGTCTGCCTGCCCAGCGGCCTGTGCGGTTGGCTCCGTAAAAAGCAAAGCAGCCGTGCGCTCTGCCGTCATCGCATGCGGCGCGTTCCATCGTCTGATATTTCCGGACAGAGGACTTGGCAAGCTGCTGGCGAAGTGTGAGAACGGTCTGCAGCTCTGGAGAGGCAGTTTTTAAGAGCTCTGCCACGGCCTTTTTGCCGAGCGTATCGGTTTCGAGTCCGTTTGCCGCGAGCCATTCCTTCATCTGCTGGACGCTGTTTGGATTATCAAGGGCAGTGAGTTTTTTCATTGCTGCGGTCAGCTCCGTCCGGGAGCGGGTATCCATTTCGATGGCCTTCTGCACCAGATCCATGTCGAGGCGGACACCACGGTCGTTGATTTCCTGATCAATGTGGTATTCATCCCAGACAGATTCCGGCACCGGAAACTTGGAAAGCCTTGTTTTGATGCCCATTTCTGTTTCCACATCCCGAAGGTTATAGCGTTTGAAAGTCTCCCATTTGTCCGGCGCATCCGCAGGAAGGTTCCGGGTGCGACCGCCATTTGCTTTTGTTGGAGTGCAGGGTACTGAAAAGTATTTGATGAGTTCCTTGCCCTCTGTGAGCTTCTGCTTCTCAAGGCCGAGGACAGTGCCGACGCCTTCCAGCGAAAGCGGCAGTCCCATTGTTGCGGCCCAGACCATAGAGCAGTGCCAGCTTCCTGGATTCAGAAACCGGGCGCACTCTTTTGAGAGTGGGTGGTTATCATGGAACGGATCAAGACTTATACCAATGTCTGAAAGATACCGGGACAGGCAGACCCGTTCAAAGTTTGCATTGAACGCCCACTTGGTGACGGAATCATCGGTCAGGGCATCAATCAGCTCCTGCGGCAAATGCTCGCCCTGCGCGAGGTCAATAACCTGGACTTCATTTCCATCAAAGGAATAACCGAAGAGCAGAATCTCAAAGTTCGGAGATTCCGTGTATTTATAAACGCCGCACTTTGCCAGATTTACGTCGCTGTAGGTTTCAATATCGATACTGAGTGTTTTCATGGATTTCACCTCAATTCAAACAAGCGGCAGAGATTGCTCCCTGCCGCCTGCGTTGTGTTAGTTGTCAGAGTCCTTTTTGACTTTTGCTTCCTTGTCTTTCTTAGCAAGACGCTTTTTCTCATGCCTGTCTTCAATCCAAAACTTGATGGAGAGGAAAACACCGCTGATTAAAAAGCCTACCGTAGCTCCGAAGCAGACCGCTCCGAAGCAGACCGAGAGCATCATTGACTGATATGTTGTCATGGTCGCGCCTTCCTTAATTCAGAAAGTCTTCATCGTCTTCAGTGACGAAGTCAGACTCAGCACTTGCCTTGCCGCCAAGAGGCTCGCCGTCGCGGATCTTCTGCAGGTTATTGAGGCCGCAGGCGATTCCCTTGTTGCCGGAAGAATTGAAAGCGTAAAATGTAATGCTGGCTCTGCCGTAGACGCCGGAGTACACTTCGGAACGTGTCAGAATGGGATTCAGGTCTGCGTCCACGATACCTGGAGCAGAGGTGGCATTGGCGTTTACAAAGTAGGAATTCCTGTAGGCTTTGTCGTCCGGGCGTTCTGCATCGCCATCGCGCAGCGGGGTTTTCAGTACAGAGAGCGCAGGGACAGCCTTGCCGCTGCCCTTGAGCTTTGCTTCGCCTTCTTTATAAGCGGCTTCAATAGCAGCCTGAATTTTGGCAATGGTCTTGGTGTCAGACTTCGGAATAATGAGGCTCACGCTGTACTTCGGTGTGCCGCCGTTAATAGACTTCGGTTCCCAGATGTTTGCGTAGCTCCAACGGGTGTCGGAACCGGTGATAACCTTCATGGGGTTGCTGATTTTCGTATTCTTACTCATAATGTTTTTCCTCCATAAAATCATTTTTTGCTGTATTCATGGCCGGGCGTTTATCGTTTTCCGGCGCAAGAGTGGGTTTGCCCTGCGGCTTTTCGATGTAAGCTGTCAGGAGTTCATTGAAGCGGGACTTACCGAGGAGCTTCTGCATGGCAGTGACGCCGAGCAGCTTCTTTTCATACGGATCAAATCCTGCTTCCTCGACCGTCTGGATAACAGCGGCCTCGTTACTGTACTTACGGTTGGATCGGCCTTCAACCAGTTTCCAGCCGTTCCATTCCTTCCCGGAGAGCGCCTGCTGCAGGGCATATTCCTTGATGTCGGATGCCCAGCTGATCAGCTCGTCCACCTTAGAAAGAATGACTTCGACTTCGGTATCCGTCAGGAGCGGCGGGAGTTTGAAATCGTACTGTGCCAGCCTCAGATTGGCTTCGGCCCTGGCCCGGCATTCATTTCTTGCTTTGCAAAAGCCGCACCATTCTCCGCAGAGAAAGTTTCCATCTCCGGCAAAGGCAAGCACTGCTGTCGGTTTCAGGACTTCGTCTGCCCAGCGGTATAAATCGTCCTTACTGATATCGAAGGTGCTGACATTCTGCCGTCTTGGCTGGTAGATGGTCATGCTGACCTGATCGATGTCGTAGATGTCATCAAAGAGTTCCAAAGCACCGAGGGCGTAGCACTGCATCTGCGGGTTTTCTTCAGCGGAAACAAGAACGCCGAGGCCGTATTTGAAATCAATGACCCGGAGCGTGCCATCCGCGATGATGACGCAGTCGGCGGTACCGAAGCCCTGTTCTACCCAGCGGGAGAAATCTACTCGCTGCTCAATCAGGACAACCGGATCAGTGCAGGCCTTCTTTGCGGCTTCGACCTGTTCCAGCACGAATTCGGCATAACCACTGGTGCAGTTATCCATCTCTTCGGAATACCAGGAAAGCCCATCTGTCGGATCGTCTGCCGGAAGCCCCAGTGCTTTCTTAAGCTTGAATTCCGCAAGCGCATGAGCATCGGTGCCTTCGGCTGCGTAGTCACTTCCTTTATCTTCGTAGGTCTCGCAGAGCCGTGCCGACGGCGGACAATGAATCCACCTGTCAGCGCCGGAGGCGGAGAGGATCGCGTGCTGCTTATTTCCCATTTCCGATTGCCTCCGCGTCCTTCATCAGGGACTCATAGTTTGCCGGGTCGATAGCGGAGAGCTTTGTCGCTCCGTATTTCTGGAGCAGGTCACGTACCTCGGCAGTGTGTCCTGCGCGGGATTTCCCGGCGAGAACGGATCTTACGTCCTCCAGCTTTAATTCCGGCTTGGGTTCTTCTTTTGTAGCAGCAGTTTCAGAAATTTGCTGCTTATTGGAATCGTCTGTGCCGGAGAACTGCTGGTAAAGCCAGTCGGCTGCGTCGTTAATAGCGGCAGCAGCACTGTGGAGATCTTCGATTGTCTGTTTCATGTCTGCCATTTTGCTCATAGGTTCTTTCTCCTTTCTCGGATTGTCTTTGCGCGGCAAGAATTGAAAGATTTCTTGCCAGTCGGGCGGATACGTGGCTGATGGAGTTCAGAAGCTGAATCTCCTCGCGGACGTTCCCTCCGGTGTCTGTGTAACTTGATTTCATCGTGCTCACCTCGCTTCCTGAAGGCCTTTTCTCTGTCCTTCAACTTCCACTGGAGATGAGCAGACAATTTGAGCGGAGAAAAAATAAAAAATTCCGACCACTATCCTGATGAGGGACAGTGGCCGGAATTGCTGCGGTTCGTGGTCTGGGTATTACTTATCACCGGTGATCCTGCGCAGATCAATCCTGTACTTCTTCATCTGATCCGCGAAGGTTTTCTGTGGGCGACCGAGTTCTCTTGCAATAGCACGGTCAGAGATACCTTCCGGATGATCCATCCAGAGTTGAATGATTGTATTCGCTTCTGGATCAAGTTCGCGTAGACGGGCAAAAAGCTGTTCCAATAATATGCGGTCGGAGATGAGTTTCTCTATAGGCGTGTTGTTGTCCGGCAGATAGTCGTACATTGCCGTTACCGTCCGGATTTGTAACGTCAAGAGAAAGGGTGTCCCCTGCTGCATGGTATTCGCAGCCGATGCAGTCGCCATCGCATTTCCATGCATAACGGTAAGGGCACATGCACCTGCCGTGATCCTGTTCCTTGTGACGGATGCGGTCGGCTTCCTTATAGAAAGCATCGTGCTGTTCTTTTGAGACGGGCACCTTTTCAGCGGTGCTACGGATGAAGATGAAGTAGGTCTTCTGTTTACTATCGTTTTCATTGTTTTTCAT